CAGCTCGTCGCTGATCAGGCTCATCGTCAATTGCTTCTTCACCTCTTTATTATACCTCTTTCCTAACCTTTTTGCTGCTCTTTCTTTGTGCGGGATTGCCGTAACGTACATTGAGGGAACATTTTGGGTCAATCCCGAATTCTGTGTAAACTGCAAAACGTAGTGCAAATAGAGCAAAATTTATGCAGACGGGAGCGGCGCAAGCTGCTGCCGCCTTGTTTATAAAATAACAGCGTTTCGAGGGGATGTCAAGGGCGGAAACGTCAACCTCCGTTCATCTCGACACTTGACATCCCGGCGTGCAGCCAGTCAGTTCGGCATACGGTCGGCGAAGAACACCGCCAGCTGCGCATGGATCATGCTCCAGTCCTGCCGCCGGCCAGTCCATTTCTTCGTAATATCCGTCATGGCCAGATATAGCATTTTCAGCAGACTGTCATCCGTAGGGAACACCGATTTGGCCTTGGTCACTTTCCGGAGCTGCCGGTTAAAGCCCTCGATCGCATTGGTCGTATAGATCAGGCGGCGCACCTCCTGGGGGTACTTGAAGTAGGTGCTCAGGTTCGGCCAATTCTCCCGCCAGGACTGAGCAATCTTCGGATATTTCTTGTCCCATTTCTCCGCAAAAGCATCCAGAGCGTCCAAAGCAGCAGACTCATCGACTGCGGCGTAGACCGCCTTCAGGTCTGCCATGAGCGCCTTGATGTCCTTGTAGGACACATATTTGCTGGAATTGCGGAGCTGATGGATGATGCAGTTCTGAATTTCCGTCTTGGGAAAAACGGCTTCAATGGCAGCGGAAAAGCCGGTTAAATTGTCCGTGCAGGCGATGAAAATGTCCTCAATTCCCCGGTTTTTCAGGCTGTTTAGCACCGTTGCCCAATATTTGGCGCTTTCATTTTCACCGACCCACATGCCCAGAACGTCTTTCCTACCATCCAGATCAATGCCAATGGCGATATACACCGCCTTCTTCACGATTTGACCTTCGCTGCGGACATGGTAGTGGATGGCATCCATGAAAACTACCGTGTAGATGCTTTCCAGCGGCCGCTGCTGCCATTCTTTTGCGATGGGGAGAATCTTGTCCGTGATACGGCTTACGGTCGTGTCGGACACCTCTACGCCGTAGATATCCCGAATATAGGTTTCAATATCCGACGTGGTCATGCCTTTGGCATACATGGACAGGATCTTCTCCTTGATGTCCTGACTGATGCTGGTCTGATTCTTCTTCAGGAGCTGCGGCTCAAACTCCCCCTGTCTGTCCCGCGGGACAGATACCTCCACATCGCCGAAGCTGGTGCGCAGGGTCTTGCTGCTGTGTCCGTTCCGGCTGTTGTCTGTGTTCTTGTTTTTGTAGTCGTACCTGCTGTAGCCCAGTTCGTCGTCCAGCTCCGCATCGAGGCCGTTTTCCATGAATTCGGCAATCGTCTCCTTGAACAGCCTCTGGATGTCGTCCATGCTGCCGATGTTTGCCAGCTGCAGCAGCTCACGAATCTTTTCCCTGCGGGCATTTTCTTCCGTGGTGCGTTTCCTTCTTGCCATATGAAAACCTCCATTCTCGTGCTTCTATTATACACTACTTTCGAGGTTTACACAAAGTATGGGATAGGCTCAACATTTTCAGCAGTCCCGCGCAAGTCATCGTGAACACGGTCAACACCGTTGGCGTATGGATGCCGCCCAGACGCCGGAGCATCTGAAACAGGAAGAAACCGCCGACTGGCTTCGCGCCCATGCGCGGGACATGTCCTTCGCTGGACTGTGCGACGATTTGAAGCTCGGTCAGGCAATTCTCCCCTATCAGCGGGAAAAGGACGGCGTGCATTCAGCTTTTCCTTCGCGGATACGCCCGAAAAGCGCGACTACGCCCTCAGATACAACCGGTGCAATCAACCCTTGACCTTGGAAGCCAATTTCGTTTTTGAGTGGCTGCGCGGCGGTGCGACAGTTTCGACCAGCTTCGCCGATGTGCGGTCTGTTCGAGCAGCCGCTTTCCTCGTATAAATTGATGTGATTCACAGAAAAAGAGCCGGGACAGCCGCAGAGGATTTCTCCCTCCGCCGCCATCCCGGCTTTTTTCACGCCTCCTGATGCTCGTGCAGCGTTTCCCGGATCTCGTCAATCCGGCTGAACGCGGTCTGCACGTTGTTCTCCAACTGGAACGTCCGCTCGACGACGGAGTTGTGCTTCTCCACCTTGCGCTCCAGCTGCTCCAAGCGGTAGGACAGCAGGACGATTGTCTTGCTGTTGGCGAAGTAGCTGCATGCCAGCGTGCCCAGCAGGGAAATCGCGGCGACGATGATGGTGTCAAGGCTCATGCGTGTCCCCCATGTTTTTATGATGCGGCGAAAATGTCATTCAGTTCACTGACGGCATCAGCATCAATGCACTTGTTGTAAATTCGGATGTCCATAATCGTTCCGCTTACCATGCTCCAACCGCTTTCCCAGCCGCCGATGTAGAGCGTTTTTTCTCCCGTCTCTGCCTGCGGATAAGTGAGTTTGTTGCCGTAAATCTTGCAGTTATCGAAGTAGAAAGTGTAGTCGTCCCCGTTTTTCGTGACGATAAACGTGTGATAGCCGCTATCGTACACAGTCAGCCCCATCTGTTCGACGTTGATGCCGAAACCGCCAGCGTTACTCACAGTAAGCATAGGGATACGTCCATCGTCCGCAAGAATATGCGAAAACGTACCTTCCACGGCTTCCATCGTTAAACCGCTGATTTCGCCGCCTTTGAATACCTGCGTATACGCTGCAACAGTTTCAAACTCGCTCGCCGTCACATACCCCTCCAAATCAATGCAGTTCGCGCTGATTTTGACCGCGCCCGCCGTCTGATTGATGACCGCCACCACGTCGTCTTTGCTGACTTTCGTCCCCAGCGTGCCGCTCATGCCGTTCATCGTCTACTTGACGATCGTAATCTCCTGCGTGTTCTTGTCGGTCGTCTTGACGTAGCTGGTCAGCGTACCATTGCTTCGATGACCTTGCCCTCGCCGACGTACAGCCCGACGTGGTGGCGGTCGCTGCCCTTGGTGAGGAACACCGCCGTGCCGGGCTTGAGCGGCTGACCGTCGGTGCGCTTGCCGCCCTGCAATGACCCCTTGGCGGCGGCGTACTTATTCCACATGGTGTTGCTGCCGTGGTACATATACCCGCCCAGCTGCTTATACGCCCACCAAAACAGCCCGGAGCAGTCCGCAACGCGCCGCCCGACCCACTGCTGCCCGTAGCGTATCGTCTGTGCGCGGGTGGCGCTGTCCTGCGCACGCTGCGTGTGAACCTGCCCCGTGCCGCCCCAGATGTACCCCCACTTTTCCGCCAGCGCGCGGCGGAAGAGGGCGACAACCTCCGCCGCGCTGACCGTTTTTGATGCCATCGTCAATCACCACCGGGGTCAATTTCTGCTTTGCCGAGCTGTTTATACACCTGATTCACGCCCGTCGAGGCGAGCCCCGACACGATGCCGACCGCGAGCGCATTCAGCACATCCTTCGCCGGGAAATCCGGGATGACGTACATGCCCACGATGCCCAGCACGCCGCCCGCCGCGCCCACGATGACCGGAATCAGCTCATCGCGGATGCTGCCGACGCTCTTGCAGAGCAGGCCAATCAGGTAGGTGATGACGACAATCGCCAGCACCGTGCCCATGGTAGAGATGTCCATGATACCACTCCTTTTTGGATGTATTAAAAAACAGCCTGCACGGGTGTGCGGCTGCTTTTCGCAAGATGATGTTTGTCCCAAGTTTGTCCTAAGTTAAGTTGCAATTTTGCCGACCCAAAAGCCAGCAAGCGCAGGAAAATCAAGCGTTTGCAAGTTGACGGCAAGTTGCAATTGCACGCAATTCACACGCAATTATGTGCAAGTTCAGCGCATCAAAAAAGCACCTTGCAGGGGGCAGGGTGCTTAATATTCTTCCACGATTTCAAAGTCCTCCGCAGGACGAAGGCGTGCTTCCTTGCTGGCATCGATGACGTAGTAGTCGCCTGTCACAGCAGAGTGATAAGCGTCGTACACCTTGCCTTTTTCCAGCCAAGCCCCGCCCTCACTACGCAAAAAACGCACTTTCATTTCCGGCTTTTCAGGTAGCGCTTTCGCTTCTTGAATCTGACGTGCAGCAAGATCTTCATACTCTTTCAAGAGCGTTTCTTTTTCTTCTTTGCTCATTGCGGCAAGCTGGTTTCGGAACTCATAGTCAATATTATCGTTTTCCTGATACCCAAAACGCAATTTCAGCACGACTACTTCACCTCCTTGAAAACAAAGTCATAGTATTCTGACAAGTATTTCATTGCCATCAGTTGCGCTTCACGTTCATTATACCCCTCGACTTTGAAGCTGTCAACCCGCATTTCATATATCGTTCTTGCAATAGCTTCCTTTGGTGCGCTGTACTTGTAAATTGTTCCATCATGGCAAAGCACATAACCAACAGCATATCCGTTTTGTACTGATACATTGATGTCCTCAATGCTCGGCGGCATACTGCCGGGGTGGTTGTGAAACGCCACCACCTGCTCGGTTTTCGCCTTAGCCTTGCTAATAGCGCTGCGAATTTCCTGCGTGTACTCCGGCGTTCCCGGCTTGCTGCCTGTGACGGACTTCACCCACGTCTGCCTATCGCGGTTATACAGGTACAAGTCCTCGCCGTTCTGCCCGGAACGATGCTGCAGCAGTTCCTTGGCTGCTTTCAGGAACTCGCGCCGCTCTTGCGGGCTGTTCGCCATCAGGTCGAATTTGTCCGCGTATTCCCGGCTTTCTATCACCTTGGAATCCACCGCGAACGCTCGGCTTTTCGTGATTCTCTCCTGATTGTAGAATACTTTTTCGCTTTCTTCCGCCGCTTTCAGATACTTCTCCTCGAACTCCCTGAACCCCTCCGTCTTGTCCAGCCCGAAAAACTGCGCCTTGTCCTTCATGGTCTGCAACTCGTCCGCATCCAGCGCCCATTTCGCCCGCGTCAGCGCCACGCATCGGCAGTTGCAGTCCTCTTCGGGTCGCCCGAATGCGCCGGGGTATTCGGCTTTCTTGCCGTCTATCTCGAACGGTTCGCCGACTTCGCGGATTTGCCCGTCCAGTACGCGGTGATCCGTGCGCGTGTTGCCATCCAGCACGGCATCCCACTGCTTGACCACTTGGCAGCCTTGACCCTTGGCGGCGTTGCGCGCGTCGTCGGCGGATTGCTGCTGAATGCGGTGCCCTTCGGTGCGGACGATGGTCTTTGCGCGTTTGAGCGGAATGCCGCTGGAAATCTGCACTTGCCGGGCAATCATGCCGTAATCGCTGCCGATGGAGATGCCGATGGAGATTTCCCGGCGGATGGTCTTCTTCAGCTTCTGCATATCCACGCCGAGTTCACCGTACAGCCGCCCGCTGAGCTTGCTGTCCGTGCGGACGGCGCGGGTGACGGCACGCTGGTCAATAGGGGCGAGAATCGGCATTCCCTGCTTGTGCAAGGTGTACATCGTGCCGACGTAGCCGTGCTGATAGCTGCGCGTCAGGTATTCTTCGATGGTCTGATTGCTTTTCTTGTGCAGTTCGTCCAGCGCGGCGTTGATTTGGGCTTTCATCGCCTCCTGATAGCGCTTCTGGTAAATCTTCGATTGCGTCATTTCGTCGCTTTCGAGGATGCGAATGTGGTTGTCGATGCGCCGGAGCGCCCGCTGGTACGCCTTTTCCAGTGCCTTGATGGTCTCCTGCTCGTCATCGAGCATGGCTTGCAGGGCTTCCTTCTCGCTCTTGCGCATACGCCCTCCTTCAATACGTCCACTTTTTCCCCACAATGAACTTTTCCAGCCCATACCGCATGGCGTCCATCAGGTGGTTGAAGTCGTCAATGGGGCCATCGAGCATCTTGCCGAACTTGTCTTTCGCCCAGGTGTAGTTGCTGATTTCGGTCAGGAAGTTTATGCAGCGCGGGTGGATGATGATTTCGAGGTTCTGAATCCACTGGATGCCGCTGCGGATGCTGTCCGCGCCTTTCGCCGCGCTGTGCACGCGCAAGCCCATGCCGCGCAGTTCGGCAATGGATTTCGGCTCTGCGCCGTCGGCGGTGATGTTCACTTTGCCGTAGCCCATCGCCGTCACGCGCTTGGCAATCATGTCGTTCGTCAGCCCACGTTCGTATAGCTCGTCAAAGACGTACAGGCGGCGCGCCGGAATGTCCAGCAATCCGCAGAAGAATGCCGTCGGGTCGTTGGTGAAGCCGAAGTCCAGCCCGAACACGGATTCCAGCTTGCCCGTCCGGCTGATTTCCGCCGGGTCGAACGGCGCTTCCCGCCACTGCTCGTAAATGAGGCCCTCGACAATGCCCCATTCACCAAGCCCGGCGACATTGTAGCGGCGCGGGTTCGTCGCCTTCATCCGCTCAAATAGGCGCAAATCCTGCTTGTCCAGCCACTCGTTGCACTGGTAGTTCGTTGTGATGGCGAGGATGTCCGGGTCTTGCACATCGAAGAAGCGCGCTTTCAGCCAGTGCTTCTGATTCCACGGGTTGAACGTCAGCGTGATTTGCTTGAACAGCGGCGGTGCGCATTCGCCGCGGATGGATTCATCCAGCGTGTTGAAGTCGCTCTCGTTCATGATTTCGTAGGCTTCTTCAATCCACACCCAGCACAGCACGCCGCTCTGCGCGGTGATGGAGGTCAATTTCAATGGATCATCCATGCCGCGAAAGTAGATTTTCTGCCCCGTCGGCTTATAGGTGATTTCCAGCGGGCTTTCCTTCCAGCTCCAGAACGCCTCCACTTGCAGGCGGTGAATCGCCCAGAGAAGCTGTGTGAAGCAGCTGTCGCGCAAGGTGCGGTACGTTTTGCGGATGACCAGCAGGTTCGCGCCGGGGTACTTCATCATGCGGTAGATGAAATTCAGCGCCGTCGTGGTGCTTTTCTTGCTTGCGCGGCTGCCTTTGCACACGCGGTAGCGCCCCGTGAAGCGCCAGAACGCGCCGTAGCCGCGCCCGACGACATCTGGCAGGTAGATTCGCGGCTGATTAGTCGTCAAGCGCATCCTCTCCCGCCAGAATCACCGGTAGGCTGCCCGACACATCCACCCTGTCCGTGAACAGCCCGTAGCGCTTCCCCAGCAACTCCGCCGCCTTGTTCGCGTCGCACAGCCGCGCCGGAATCTCGACGACCTTCGGTTCTTCCTTCTTCGTTGTGCGCCGGGTGGGCTTGCCGCCGCCCTCGCCGGGGATGACTTCCGTCTTCTCCTCCATGCACGTCACGACGACAGACTCCTTCATCTCCCGGCGCATCACCGCCGTCAGGTATTTCAGCACTTCGTCCTGCTTGGCAATCAGCGCATCTTCCTTTTCGTCCATGCGCTTTTTGATGTTTTCAGTCACCTTAGGTTTTGTGAGGTTCTCTGCCGCAATCGCCGCCGCTGTTTTCGGGGAATACCCGGCGCGGATGGCGGCTTGCGTCGCGTTCAGGTCGATGAGGTACTCGTCGCAGAAGCGGCGCTGTTTCTCGGTCAGTCCAGCCAAGTCCACCATCCTTTCTGGAATGCGGAATGAGGAATTGCGCCTCCACACGCGGGGCACAGCGAATTCGGGGCACAAAAATACCCGGCGGAGACTGGCGCGTCCGTCGGGTGAGGTGATTGGAGGTTTCCATGTGCAGTATAGCATGGGGGCAATATGAAATACTATGATATTTTATGATGTGATGCCGTGAGCGGCTCGGAAAGCAGGGCGCGAGCTTCTGAAAAAGTGATGAAAAATTGCAAAATTTCTTTGATTTACCTATTGACACAATGAACTTATTGTGATATAATAGAAGAGGAAAGGAGGTGAAGCCCGGTGAGCAAGAAGGGCAAAAAGAAAAGCGCCCAAGCCGAAAGGCTTGAAGCGCTTGGGAAGCTCTTCAGCGGCATCGCGTTGCTGGTTACGGCCCTCGCAGCGTTGATTGAAGCCCTGAAGTGAGTTCCCGGAGGGGAGGGTTCGCGCCCTCTCCTCCACGCCCTGATTATAGCACAGACCACCGGGAATTGCAATGGTTCAAATCTTGCTTGGTATCGCCGTTGTTTTCAGCGTCCTTGCCGTGATTTGCTTCGCGGCTGCCGCGCATCAGAACAAAAAGTGAAAGGAGCGTCATCATGTGCTACACCCCGTCGAATCCCCCTGTCGAAAGCATCCCCGCCCTCATCAAGAGCAAGCGCAAGGAGCGCGGTCTGACCCAGCGCGCCCTTGGCGAAATGTGCGGCTATACCGGCGCAAGCGCTGAACGTGTCGTGCAGCTGTGGGAGTACGGCAAGCAGTCCGTGCCGCTGGAGCGGATGCGCACCGTTGCCGCCGCGCTGGGAATCCCGGTGGATTTGCTCGTGCCGTGAGCCTCCACCGGGCGAAAAGTTCCCCTCAAGTTGGAAGAACACGCGGATTCCGGCAAGGCTACGGAAGAAAACGCGTAAGCGCGGGTCGCTCCCCGCGTGGGGGCTGGATTGAAAAATATCACACACTGTTGCCAATGTCGTATACCCATAGTCGCTCCCCGTGTGGGGAGCGTGGATTGAAACTCACCTCCACGCCGCATCAAGCGTCTTTTTCCGCGTCCAGCACCTTTTGAAACGCCTCCAGCGCCTGCCCGTGCAGGGAGCAAACGTGCCGCCACGAGTAGTTCATCTCGCAGGAAATCTTCTCGAACGTCTCAAACAGCAGATACCGCCGGAAAAGCACCGCGTAATACCGCCGGTCGGTCAATTTGCCCAGCTTCGCCGCAATGTCGCGCTTCTTGTCCACCAGGCGGTCAATATCCCGGTTGATTTCGGCTTTCAGGTCAACGATTTTCGCCACCGCGTCCGCCAGACGATCCGGCGCGCCGCCGCCCCCGGATACGCCGTCTTCCCGCAGGATGGGCGTGATGCGCGTCGCCATGTCCTGCAATCGCGCCGCGTCCGCCAGCTTGCAGGTGATCCGCTCGTCGAGAAAACGCACCTGCGACAGATACTCTTTCGCCCGCATCGTCCGCCCCTCCTGATGCGCCTATCAGCACCGCCAGCCGCTATTTCGCTTTTTCGGCGGATTTTCGGCTTCCTCCAGCGTCTCCGGCGGATTCTCCGGCAGATTCTCCGAGGCGTTCTCCGGCATATCTGACGCATTCGGCGGATTCTCTTCTGCGACGCGCTGGGCTTCGAGCAGATAGTCGTCGCCACGCTGGGAATACACCGCGTCCTTCGCTTGCCCCATGCCGTACACAGGAATTTTGCGCACCCGGCAGTCATCCGCCGTCGCCGCCTTGCGCAGGGCGCAGATTGCGGCTTTCACCGCTTCCGCCTCGTCAAGGAGCAGCGGCAAGCGGTGGAGCAGGCGCGTCAGGCCGTCCAACGCGGCACTCTTTTCCGCCAGCGTCAGCGCCGTGCAGGGGTAGAGCGGGTCGGTGCAGGGGGATTGGTTGCTCATGTTGCTTGTCCTCCACGGTTCAGTGCTGCTTCCAGCCGATTGGCAATTTCCATCGCCGCGTCACGGAAGCGCACGTTGTAGCTCTGCGGAACGTAATACGGGCAATCCGGGCAGCGCTGATGCTCGCGGCAGACCGCGTTCGCACTGCCCATGCACCGGAAGTAGCGAATCAGCTGCTCCGTTGTCATGTCGTTTGCTTGCATCAGCCGTCAGCCCCTTCCTCGCTGCCATCCGGCATCTGCTGATGGCGGCGGCGCATCTGTGCCAGACCCTGCTGCGCTTTTTCGCGGTCGCCGGGCTGTCTGCCCTCCACCACGTCGCGCAGATAGGCGTATTCGCCCACCTCATCCGCCGTCCGAACGCCCGCATAGTGCCAGTCTTGCAGGAGCGTCAGCACATACGCCATCGGGGACTTCGCGCCCGTCGTGGCGGCGCACCGGACGGCTTCACGCAGCACTGTCAGCGGCATTTGCAGCACATCCGCCGCGGTGGAGAGCCGCTGCACCTGCGCCGGGGCGGGCAGCGCACCGAAATCAGACCGCCAAATGGCGGCAATTTGCTTATCGCGCGCGCGCCCGCCCGTACACGCGCGTTCCGCTTCGGTGTATTCCTCATCCTCTTCTTCTGGGTAACCCGTTTTCCCTGTTTGGTATTCTCTTTCCGTATAGTTTGGTACTATGTTACCGTTCTGAAAGTGCTGCTGTCCACTGCATATTTTCCAATTCTTCACGGAAAGCTGTGGAGAGGAAGCATTCAT